ATTTGAACTTACATTTAGGTTTAGGGTAAATATCAGCACTTAACTGAACTTTTTGCCCCATTTTAGCAATTAGCGATCTATAGTTCATATTTTAACTATTACGGCTGACCTCCATCTCCACCAGAAACAGCAGGAGTATCAGGATTAGTGATTTCAACACCGCTTGTTTCGACAACTTCAACACCGATTCCAGCGAAACCGGCTTCAAACTCAGTCATAAGAGCTTCTGGAACATAGTAGACGTGTCTAGTTACAGCTTCAACCTTCTGACCAACACCAGAAAGACCTCCAAACTGAGGACGAGGTGAATCATAAGCGAAAGAATACTGAACATATTTTACACCAGGGATAGGACGGTTTTCCTCACCAACTGCAGCCCAACGAATATTTGGATAGGTCGGGAAACGAAGATTTTCGATTAACCACATACCAGTAGCAAATGGTTCAACACCTTCAACTGCAATAGTAGCAGGAGTTTCTGCATCTTCAGCTCTGTCAAGAATGCTAACAGTATCAAGATATTCACCTACGCAAGAATCGCAAGTAGTTTCATCGTAAACAGCTATTCCAAGAGAATCAAAACGAAGAGCATAGTGTTTTGCACGCATTCCAATAACAGTAGATTCACCAGCTTCAAACTCACTTAATACTTCAGCGCCTTCTTCAAGAGCACCAAGAGTGAATTCTTCTTTACGGACGGCCATTTCAAGAGATTCATAAATCTTAGCAGCTACAGTAGCAGCAGTATCAGAAGAAACAACGTCAAAACCGATAAGGATATGACGACCAAAGTTCTTATAAAGAGGATATCCAAACTCATAGAGAGCGTGAGGATCAAGAAGCTTTACAAAAAGATTCATCTGATAAGTACCAGGAGCCATAAATCCAGATTCTCCGTCAGCTACAGGGAATAGATCGGCTAAACCTTCAACATCAAGCTTAAGAATCTCATAAACACCTTCGTTACCTACGGTTTTATAAACTTTTTGATCTTGAACAAATTTTCCCCAATATTCTCCGCCTCTCTTAATGATAAGAGGAGCATCTCCAACGTTAGCAGGTACAACAAGACGAGAAGTACCATCATCCATTATAAAAGAATTAAAAACTAATTCGTGTGTGTACTGAAACATAATTTTCTAAATTTTAAAAGTTAATAAATTAAGACTTATCCCTAGATGATTGACTCTGAGGAGGCGGTGCAGTAGGATCTGCAACAGTTTGATTAATAGCATAGTTGGTTTGAAGTCTAGGATCACTAGCATTCTCCATCAACAGCTTAACAAACTCATTCACAATTTCAAAACAGACATAATCCGGGAACTCAAGTAACCTTGTAGTATCCTCAGTAGCTGTTATCTCATCATAAGTCAGTCTTATAAACATAGGGGCTTTAATATAATCAATATAAACCATGTAAGGAGTGAAGATTCTATCATCATTTCCAAAACGTAATTCCATTCTAACTACAGAAGCATTAGCTTTTCTTGTATTTGTTTGCTTATAAGCATCCGCGTATTCGTTTGTATTAGGTTTAAATGATACAGCAGAAGTACGCGCTACTGTCATAATGTTTCCATCTTGATCTAAATTATCAAGATCTGTAACATCTGGCTCAATAGCTTGTGTATGATATTCACTTGCAATATCTGGAGCAATTTGAAACGGAAGATTAACATTATTAATATAAAAATACGGTCTTTTATAGTCTGGTTTCATATAAACGTTATGAAGAATTCCAGCAGCCATATCAGCAGTTAATCTACGTGCAGGAAAATCAATATGGTCTCCTTGATTATAACATTTAAAGTTATTCTGAACTTCAAATTCTACAATACAATTAAGAAGATGCATATAATCTTCTGGTAAATCTACTACATATACAAACTTTTCTTTTTGAGCCACCTTACCAGTCACTTGTTTAACAGGTTTTAATGTTGCGGTAGCTTTAAGAACATGTACATCATCAGTAGATTGTTGGTTTATATCGTATCGATTATATACTTTGTTTATATATTGTTGGACAGCCTTATTCATAAAATAATTAAAGTCTTCTAGTAATAAACTAGGGGCTTCTACCTTATTCATTTCTATTAAGGCAAACTCGTATAATTCACGTATTGTCATTATATTAATTATTTTATTTGTTAAACATTATAGACTGTCTTAATTATTGTCTATTTAACTTATAGATTTAGATTTCTATTCTTTTGATTTCTTTGACTTCTTTGTGGTCGGATTTACTTCTGGTTCTTCTACAGTAGGTTCGCTATAATTAGGTGCATCATACTTAGGTGTCTCAAACTGTATTGCAAATTCAGGATAAACATGTCTCTTAAGTGCATCTAACATAGATTTGTTCATTGGTGTCTTTAGGAACATTATAACAGCCTCATCTGTCGCTCCTAAATTTGTATCACCATACATGTACCAACCATTAACCTTACGAACGATATTCTTTTCTTTTGCGTCAAGTAGAAGAAGCTGCAATCCAGAATCCTGCCCAGTGTACAAATCAATAATTCTATCTGGAGTCTTATCAGCTGTTTCAAGTAAATATGCTTGTGCATCTGCAAGAGGTGCATTTCTCATATTTCTACCAAGTAAACGACATTTTGTTAAAATTCCGTTCATAGAATCATTATAAATAAACTGCTCGGCTTCCCAAATTTTCTTTCTACGATTAATCATTCGTTCAGAATCCTCTCCAGCTACATCTACATAAATTTCAGCAATTCCATAGCGTTTCTTATCGCCATCTATTAATAGAACTCCGTTTGCATCTCTAGCATCACGCATAGGAACTATTAAATCACTATCCTTAATTGCTTCCCATTTATTAAAATCAAGAGGATTTGATAAATCAAAGGTTGTACCTTCTGTTATTACTATATCCATATCTTCTGGAAGAAAATATTTAGCGTCCGGGCTATTTCTTTCTTCCTCTGATAAAACCATGTGTGTTGTACCATCAGCATCCGCACGTACTTCCTTAACAAAAGGTTTTCTCAAGCCGTTCTTATCCGGCATTGGTGTGAAGTGATACTCTTTTAGTTTATAAGGTGTACGTAATGTAATTATTTTATTTTCCATATTAGTCCATCATATTTTAAAAATCTAAATCTATAAAAAACTCCCTCCCTTTCGAGAGGGAGTATACTTTATCTTATAATATTTCTATTAGAACCAAGGGTTCTGTTGTTTGTTGCTCATAAGAACAACAGACTTGTAAGGATTAAATACTGCTACGCCAGCATAACCAAATGCAACAAGTTTAGTAGCAGCTACACGGCTTGAAACAACACCGGAATCCAAACCAGATTCTCCACCTACGCCAAGAATCTTGTTCTGGATGAATTCACCATTCTTGAACGTATACTGAGCCCATAAATACTCTTTATCACTAAAGAGATTAGATCATATCATAAACTTAATCTATAAATTTAAAAGTACATTTTTTATGTGTTTTTCTTCTACCATAAAGAACATGGATACAACCAACGTAATCTTTTCTACAAGATTGAATTGAATCATAAATTTTAATAAGATTTCCATCTGAATCATATACTCCTATTTTTCTATTAGCTTTTACATTATTATAAGGTTCTATTTTATCTTTCTTTTCATAAGAATATAAAAAACCTTTACAATTATGATGTTCTTTTGCTGCATCACTTATAGAACATGGACGTACATTAAATTCTTCAGCAGCATCTTTTATATGTTCATAAGTTTTTATATAATTTCCATCTAAATCATATTGATGAATTTCAGTAGATGCTCATTCTGGAGGTTTATTTCCTCCAACTGTTGCATTATATACATCAGATCGTTTTAAAAATTCTTCTGTTACTATTTCTGCTTCTTTTTTATAAGCATCTTCTTCATTATCATATTCAAATAACGTAATTCTAATAAATTGATCTGGACCATATTTATTAACGGCCTTTCTAAAAGGAGTTTCTGATTTTTTATAACTACTAGGCTTTGTAACAATTACACCATTACCTAGGTATCCATCAAATTTATTTGTTGTGGTTCCATGAACTCCAATATAAAACTTCTTACTAACTTTACATATAGTAAGATAAACAATGTACTTTATACTTTGCATAAGTTTTCCTCCATTTCATTTAAATTGATTAAATTACTCCCATAAACGGGATGATCGTTGAACGTACTTGCGTGCTACTCTATAGAGCCTGCTTAATCGCAAGTTTCGCTGCTGATTGTCTTATAACAATAGATTTTTAAACATTCACGCTTACATTACTGTTACGTTGTAGTTCTATTGCCTTCAAGAGTTTCCAGCAATTAAAAGGATTTTTAAATGCATTTCACAATGCATTGCCACTTTTAGCTAATGGCCGGCTTTCCAGTTTTCGGATCTGGCGAGATGTCAACCATGATTGCATACTTACGATCAGGGAATTCAATATCAAGAGAGGTATCAAGTTTAAACCCGATGGTATTTCCTGCTCAGATATAAGTATCATATGTAGCACCAGCGCTTACATAACCGTTAGAAGCTTTACTCCATAAGAAGTCACCGTCAGTGTGTCTATCCTTTAAGAAGACATCGATAACTCTCTGGACGTCATGCCACATAAGAGTGTTGCAAATCATAGCATATTTGTTACCTGTGCCTTTAGAACTCTTAAGAACTAATGCATTAAGAGCTTTCTGAAGCCAAGCAACAGTTAATTTTGAGAAGATAAATTTAGTAGCAAAGCGCTCTATCTGCGGTATCACTCCTTCTGATGTGATAATCATTTGTGTTAGCTTCATGTCACCATGAAGATCAGACTATATCTTTATCTTATCTTAATCAATATATTTTCATTTATATCCATAAGCTCTTTCACGAGCTCCTCTACAAACCCTAATTACATTTTTATACTGTTTTCTGCATTCATCTATATCTCATTCTTTAATTAGAGTTCCATTTTCATCATATTGTCCTATTTTCTTAGGACGTGTAGAAATATTTGATACTTGTTCTTTATTAATATTAAATACTTTATAATAACTTCATCTAAAACCCCCAGCATTTGCCCCAGTTTTTAACGATCTAGATATTGGAGAATGTGTTTTT